ATACTTTTAGGACGCTTGTCAGTTGTTTATGATCAAGCCGGTAAAGCCAGAGTAATTGCTATTACTAACTGGTGATTACAGGTTAGTCTTAAACCACTGCATAACGCCATATTTAGAGAGTTGAGGAAATTAGAAGATTTTGATGGTACATTTGACCAGGACGGAGTTCTTAATAAACTTATTAAGAGAACCGCTGGTAAAAATGTTACCTATCATTCTTTTGACTTAAGTGCAGCTACGGATCGAATACCGATAGAATTGCAAGTAGATATACTAAACGCATTAAAACCTAATCTTGGTTCTGCATGAGGAAATCTTTTAGATTTCTCATGACAGTATAAGAATAAGGGATATAAATACGCTGTTGGGCAACCAATGGGTGCTTATAGTTCGTGAGCCATGCTGGCTTTAACACATCATGTTATTGTCAGATGCGCCGCGTTAAATGCAGGTATCGAGAATTTCAGAGACTATGCAATACTCGGTGACGACATCGTTATTTGTAACGATGCTGTTGCCAATGAATATTGTGGTCTTATGAGAATCCTTGGTGTTAGTATTAATTTATCTAAGTCTATTGTCTCTAATCGTTTTTGCGAATTCGCTAAACGATGAGTGGGTGACGGTATTAATATCACACCTATAGGTCCAGGTTTAATCCTGAGACTTATACGTGATAAGAAATACCTTGCCATGTTTATTCGTGAGTGTTGAAACTTAGGTCTAATATCTAATTTCCGAAACCTTCTAGACTTGTTAGCCGAACTTCGACAATCGAAAGATTTTCGAAGCGAAGCTAACAATGTTTTGTGGGCAAGCTTCGGTTTAAGTAATTTCACCGAAAGTAGCAAGAGTCCCATTAATGTTAATACATTAATGTGATGTTTCTCTGCTACAGTGAATTACCTACCTGTCCTTCAGTATCATATTTTTAATGGATTACTCCAATTAAGAATTGATGACAAAAGGGAAGCTATTAAGACACTCGAGGAGTCTGAAACATACTT